AATTTATCCGTACTTGGCGGTGAAACGAAACGAGAGGATAAGCGATCAAACTCAGTCTGCCCTTGTGGGGTTTTCCGAGAATTGACTACAACTCCCATTTCTCAATGCTTCTTAACAATACTATTATAGTACCAATTATAACCTTATTTCATCGGAGGTTATTTCTTGTATCCCTGATAAACCGAAAACTCGAGGGATTAGCTTTATAGTGCGCCACACTGGTAGCTAAGGGCTACCACCTATGTATAGTAGAGGGGAGGAATAGAAACAAACAACCCAAAATTTACGTCGTCTGCTCCTGCCCTCATAAATGCGGGACTAATATCGTCCCTGGCCGCCGGTGTATCGACAGCCTGTGTTACTACTACCACAACTTCAGTAGCACCAGGATTCCTACCAAGAATATTTCTTGTAGGTCCACTCATGTGGAGGATTCCCAACCTGGAATGGGATTTATTATACTGTGGGAAACTAAATTCAATACTAGAATTCTCATCCATAGCAGCAAATACATAATTACTAGCCATTAAATTCCTACTCAGCGGTTGGTCATCTCCTGTTGCTTGCTGAGCAAGTGGTTGAGCATAAGTACCAGAACTTGGATATCCAGTATATGCCACCCAATTACCTGTCTGTACGCCATCGGGTATTGACTTATATCGTACACCACCTCGACTATACATGAACATACCATTAAGGTCACCATATAAATCATTCCATCTAGTGACTGCGGTTGCAGGTGCAACTACATCAGAGCTAAATGGTCTTATTGTAATAGTATTCCCTGATGGCTTAGCTTCAATTTGGTAACCCAATGAATGATACTTTTTAAGTAATGTTCTCAAATTGATGATTTTCTCACCAATCGCGGCTGATGCTGTACTAACTTGAAACTTAGTATCTGCCATATTTCCAACATTACCCGTAAAGATCTCACACGTATGTGATTCGTTCAAAGGTGACTGTAAGGTCACAGTTGAAGGATAAACAAAAGGGGTACAAAGCGGTACTGAAAATTCCATATCAGGAGCACCTGATACCTCAACTATAAATTGTATATTTGATGGTACAGTGCTAGGAGCTACTAATTTATCAATAACCCCCATTTTCAAGCGACCAGTAGAGAAAACGTTTTCCAGGTATGGAGTTTCATTTATGTATGGTACTGTTATAGTAAATTCACTATGTTCCCTAAGATCAATAATAGTTCTATTAGTATAACCACTGTTGGCAGTGGTATTTACTGCAGAAAAAGAATTGAACTGATCAGGCATAAACCAGACTGCCACTCTTCCTGAATGGAACTCTGTTTTAACAATCTTGAATTTATAAACGATACCACCTCGCCAGTATTTAAACTTGCGAGAAATGTAACCCAATGGTCCAGTATCAAGTCTGT